AAGCCCATTTTTGTAGTTTAATTTTGATATGCGTTCTATGCTTAAACACCCGCATGATTTTGTATGCCCATCTCTCAAATGTGTTCCGTCAACTACAACGATGTTTCCGCAATCGCATATACACTTCCACATTGTACGTCTTCTTGATTTTTGCCCTGCATATTCAATAACAGTTAATTTCCCAAACTTTTTTCCCTTCATTTCTATTTTATAACTCAATCATTGCCACCATCCCAAATCTAATCTATAATCCACTCACTATCACTCCTTTCAAAACGGACATAAATTCAAATCAACATCCAGTCCCGGTCTTGCAATCTGCACCAGAACATCATCTCCTGCAACGTCCTGTATCTCTTTCTGCATCACTTCCGGATTTCCCCATCCCTCTGACAGGTGACACAGCGTTATGGTTCTGAGCGAAGCGGTCTTGTTCACTCGGATAATCTCTTTTACAGTAGATAAGCTGCTGTGCCCCCGGATGGAGTGTTCAAACTTAAATGAATCCTGCTCCGGCGATTCGTCAAGATGATTACATTCTATAAGGAAGTGATTTATTCTCATGTTCTTGAATGTGAACGGCAAATATGAGAAGTCTGTCACATATATCAGTCGTCCACATTCTTCGTGAGATATCAGGTATGCAAAGTTTGGTGTCTTGTCGTGTGGGACGTAGAAAGGTGTTGCCCGGAACGAACCTATGTCCTTCGATTTCTTTTCTGGTAAGCCGATCATCAGCTCACCAGAGGTTGTGTTTACACTCTCAACTGTCTCGTCGTTAGTGTAAATCTGAATACCGGACTGCATTAGATTCTGAAACGATTTCAGGTGATCTCCGTGTCCATGCGTCAGTAGACAACCCGAAACTTCTGATATCCTGTATGAAATTCCTTTCAAAATCTCTGAATATCTACATCCGCAATCCAGAAGTAAGTTTTCGCCAGATTCGGATTTAAGCGCATAGCAGTTTCCCGGCTGACTACCTGTATTTATTACTCGCATGAACATTTTGAATCACCTCACTTTCTGTTTATTTGTAGCTATTTAAAATTAAAGAAGCAGTTTCTCCAATCATATTTTTATCGTCCTGCTGATATGGAGGAGCTCCGCGCCATAATTCTTTCATATCTTTTAAATCTGTAGCCGCCATTGCGTCCCTTATTAATTGAAGCTCTTTAAGCGATAATTCCACAGTCACAATGGAATCCCAATTTATTTTCTTTCTTCCTACCTCTTTCATACTTCATCATCCCCCGGGAACCTGAACACGATGTTTGCCGGTTCAAATTTTATATCTGGACTGTTAACCATGGTTTTGATGATTCCAAAACCTCTTGCAGCCATTTTTATACATTCCTCGTAATCGTCATCGCTCATTTCAACGTTTTGTGATAAAAACATTCCTGCATACACTCTATTTAACATTTCCATTGCTTTCTGACACTTTTCTCGGCTTTCATAAACTGCCATCACATACGGACTTTGCTGTATTCCTCCGGCAAATACCGCCTGTATATAGTTGTCCGAAACAAGCAACGCTGTCATTTCATATGGAAGATTTATCTTTCCATCCTGCGATATAATCCTCATAGTTCTCACCTCGTTTTTCGAAAAAGTCTTTTACCGACTCATAGTACGGGCAGTTTTCACACCGCCCGATTTGAGTCATGCCGTTACCGAATTTGCCGCAGTCACATCGGTCGAAATTGATGCAGTCGCCGTACATCATATGCGATCACATCTCTTCTGGCTTCATAAAATCTGGAATCTCTGTTTCCTGTTTGTCTGCTGCCGGAACCGGTTCTTTCTCGGCAGTTTTTACGACTTCTGCGACTGTTGGCTGTTTTGGCTGTTCTTCGATTGCCACTGGCTCGTCTGGGATAAATTCTTCAGCATTGGCGTTCTGCTCGATTTCATAAGCAACTTCATGTTCAATAATGTCCTGCTTTGGAATTTCTTCTGTGGCTTCCTCAACTTCCTGAATGAAAATATCACCATGACTATTGATAATCTGCTTTAATGCACGATTGATAACTGTTTTCTTTGCCATCTGGTCAGTAAATTTCTGATGCGTTCCATTGCCGTTTTGCTTGTAACCATAGCCCTGTGACCAAGCCTGCTTGATCTGTTTTATGTTCATTACTTCCAAATGCTTTGTTCCATCTTCCATCAGTACTACTGCATATGCCCCAAGAATCTTATCATTGTCAATGTCCATAAAATCCTGTTCATGGGAATCCAGAACCTTGTTTCCATCTTCGATATGATATTTGAACTTATCACCATCGTAGATGATCTCGGCATGGATATCTTTCATTCCATATCTTCTGGCGATTGTAATGTTTCCGAAGTAAGACCTCTGGAACTGACACTGACCGGAATAGGCAATGAAATAACCCTGTTTTTTCTGCACCGAAAGTCCAAGTGTTGCCATGTTCATAAGGCTATTTGCAATGCTTGCGGGTGTGCAAGATTCCAGAACTGGCTTATTATTTCTGTCTTTTGTTTCTTTCAGAGTCAGATATGCCCCCATGAGTGCATTGCTGAGGTTGTAGTCTTTTGGGAACGAAAGACCGTATTTGCATTTTTCTTCAAGCTGCTTAACCAATCCATCAATGAATGAGTTGTTGATTACGATTGCCGCCTGCTGTTCTCCTGCTGTTGCTAACTGTGTTTTGTTTGCCATAACAATTCTCCTTTTCTATTAATCACAATAAGTTCTATTGCAAAACGGGCATCCTGTAATTAATTCTTTTGATGCTCTCTCAACAGAAATTCCGTGCCATTCTTTTCCGCTTCTTGTTTGTCCTTTTTCAGAATAGATATTCTGTCCACAACTGAAACATTTTCCGTTATGTGGTGCAAAATGCGGATAACCTTTTTCCGTGCAATATTTTTCCTGTGCTTTTGTTGCTTTTGAAATGTCATAAGTTTCTGCCATTTTTATTCTCCTTTTCTATATTTTTATATATTTGCCAACACGCTATTTGCGTGATTGTATCGTTTCTTACCTGTGCTATTTTGTATGATTCCAAGCGCACTGAACTCTGGAATCAGAGCATATTTTCTGTTTTGTACCCATGTAAATTCACAGGTCTGTCAAACCTCAAATATTAAATTTACATGGATTCTAGTGAGTGAACACGTTCCTCACTTTTCAGGTGCAAAATCACCTGTAGCTTGATTAAGCTAAAATTATCTGTTATGCTATTAGCAAATATAGTTTGCTCTATATTTTGTGTGGAGCAGCTAGGCTGTCGCCAAACAAGTTCCTAGCTGTTCCGCTTTTCTCAAATCTCCGTTACCGTCATATCCCCCTCGGCAACTTTCAAGAAAATCAACTGCGCATCTGCCTTAATACCTGCCAGACTGCTGTTATCCAGTTCTGCTGCACAGTCTACGAATATCGGATAACTCACGCCGTAAAACTTCTGTAATCCGTCCATGATGGCAATTTTCCCTTTCATCATCAGGGCTGTATTGGCGTTCCCGATCAGTTTCTTCCAGTTACCGTCCTTATCCTGCACGTACCAGATGCAAGCATCTACTACTTCACCATTCTTCTGCGTATCGAATAGTTTCACCTTAACCCCGTCAAAATACTTATTTACTGCATCTTCAAGGGCTGTATTCTTCGCCATACTCAGGGATTTCAGTTCATCCAGAATCATCTGTGCATCAGCCTTGCTCTGTGCGTACTGTTTCTGACTTTCCTGTAGCTTCTTGATCTGTTCGTCAATTCGGACGTTGTTGTTGGCTTCTCCGATTCTCTGATTAACTGCTGCCAATTCCTGTTTCTTGCCGGATAACTGCTCTGAAAGTTGCTTCTTTACTTCTTCGCCATTGTCCAGAGAATTAAGCTCCTGCTGTTTCTCTTTGATTGATGCAAGAATCTGCTGATATTCAGCGTTTTCCGAGAAGTCTGGTTCTTTCGGTATAGCTTCCAGATTCTTATTTTCTGCGTCCAGATAAGTTTTAATCTGCTCTAATTCATCTGTCAGTTTGGAAATTTCAGATGTGAGAGTTTCTTCCTGCTTATGTGCTTCCTTCATATCGGCAGACGCTTTGTTTCCAATCTGAATAACTTCATCAAGTTTGCGTTTCTTGTCCTGTTCCCATTCTTCCTCGGCTTTTAACTGCTGATTGATTCTTTCCTGCTTCTTCTGCTCGAATCTGCTCTTTAATTGCTCAATCTGCTCTGGCGGAAGATTCTGACCGCAAGTCGGGCAAATGGTATCCGCATCCTTGAATGTCTCGGATTCAATGCTTTCCAAAGTTGAGCTGTCCCATTCTGCATCTTTGATTTTTGGATATTGCGTTCTGGCGTTCTGCAATTTTTCAAGAAGCTCTTTTTTCTGTGCTCTCAGGCTCTCCAATGTGGAAGTCTTTCTGTTCAGCTCTGATGTTTTGATATTCCTGTCTAATTCAAGAGTGCTAACTTTATTGCAAACCGATGATTTCTGTTCTAACAAGTCTGCTTTAGCTTTTGACACTATCTCTAACAGTTTGGTGCTTAACCCTGCCAGTTCTGCTTTAATCTCTCCGGCTTTCTCGTTTCCCGACTGCGCAATCTGCTTTTCAATGTCAGCAATTTGCTCATGTAAGACATTCTTCTGCAATTCCAATTCGGCGGTATCAGCATCGACTTTTGAATGCTCCATGCCGATAATCTGGTTTGGAATGGCTTTCAACTGTTCCTCTGCCTTTTTCAGCGTTGCGCTGTTCATGGCTTTAATTTCATCTGCCTTGTAGGTTTCCAGAAGTGGTACCAGTTCGGCACAGCCTGGAACTGTCTTGGCAATTTCTAAATCTGATTTTCCGGCACCGTCTGACATGGAAAACAGAATCTTTCTGGCATCTGCATCTTTCAGGTCTGTGAAGATTTCCATGTGAGACAGCATCAGGAAATTGTCAAAGTCAAACCCTCGTTCTTTCAGATCAGCTTTAAAGTCTCTTTCAGCTTTCGGAACGCCGTTGATTTCGTACTTGTTTGATAATGCAACCTTGCCCGGTTTTCCGTCCTTTGGCTTACTTTCTGTGCGCTTCTGGAACTTTGCTACGCTTACCGGCTTCCCATCAATTACAAGGTCAATATCAACTCTTGGCAGGCATTCTCTGCCATCATCGGGTCTGATATCCGGGTTGCTCTTTAAACTGTAGTCCTTGTCACAGAACACCCACATAAAGGCATCTGCCAGTGTGGTTTTCCCACACCCGTTCTTCCCGGAAACGATTGCTCTGTGTCCGAACTCTACTTTCTTCTCTTGTTGGCCTTTAAAATCGGTCAATCTAATTTCTCTTACTTCGATTTTCTTCATATTACAAAATCTCCAATCTTTTTACTGATACCTCCAACGCTGTCACCCATGATTGACTCTGATCAGACCACAGTTCCCGGCTTTGGAATCTTCCACAGAGTTTGATTTTTGTCCCCTTTTTCAGATTTTCTACGGCATCTGCGTTTTCCTCCCAGCACAAACAACTGATTGCGTCTGATCTGGTATATCCGGCTTTCTTCTTTCTGTTTACCGCTAGAAGTATTCTTGCCAGCTTCCTGTCGTTGCTTGTGCCAATCATCTTTATTGTTGGCTTTTTAATCAGATATCCAGTCAGATAAACTTCGTTTGCATCGTGTTCTTCCAGTCTTTCAAGGTACTGAATGTCCATTGCTCTTACATATGCTACAAGGCTTTTCTTACCATCTTCCCGGACTGTTCGACTTCGCATTTCACCATATACACTGGCAATCAGCTCTGTTTCCCTTGAAATCATATGCTCCGGCACAATAATCGGAAGAATGTCATAGGATGTACTCTTTCTAAATATTGTCATTCTTCCCTCGTACATCTTGGTTCCACCGTATTCTTCATGTGAGAATACGAACCCCGCCGGAATGTCACCTGATAAAAGCACTTGGTTCTCATCTCGCATCTTCATTTCCTAAATCACCTTCTTCATTCAACAGCAATAATGTCTCCGTAAGAACTGCTGCCTGCTTCAAAACAATGTTACTGAGTTTCTTGTTTCTTGCTTCGAGTTTTGCGTTTTCCGCTTCCAGATCACAAATAATCTCGCTTGCAAGTGGTTTCTGTTCGTTGGATGTGTGTGTTTTTGACATAAAAAATGCCCTCCTAATTATTTATTTGATAAATACAGGAAGGTGTGTTATACTTGTCCTGTATTTAACTTAGCCAAATTAAGTTAGATACGCGGCTCCATGTGGTATGTCGGTACCTGTGGAGCCAACTTTTATTCTGAGTCGAGACCTAACATTGCGATACATAATTTCTTGTCGATGATTATGCTCTCGCCAGAGTTGAGGTATGCTTTGAACGCCTTTAGTCTGCCAACTAATTCGGCGTATTCCTCGGCTACGGTCTCTGCTCTGAAATCCATCTTATTTTCTTTCTCCATCGCAATCCCCCTCACAATACGGACATTTGTTGTCCATCAAAATTTTGTTCAAATGGTCAGCTACTTTCTTTACATTCTCTTCCTGCTGATAACCGCCCTCTGCAATGCTGTACATATCAAACTCTCTTAAGGATTCTTTCTTATATATGTTGATGTGCAAGCTGCATCCGATCTTGTAGTTTGCAAAATGAAATGCTACCGTTCTGCCGGTTTCTTTCTGAACTCTCCTGCACAACTGGTACAGTTCATCTACGGTCTTATCAAAATCATTTATCTTCATCGAAAAGCCCTCCAAGTAATTCTTCAATAAGCGTTGATGCAATTTCCGTGATTCCTTCTTTTTGAAAAGTTTCAAATTCTTCTTCGCTCATCAACCCCATTTTGACCGCTTCTTCAATCTCCTGCTTCACAGATTCCTCTGTTTCTTTGTCATCTTCCATAATGGTTTCTTTGATTCCACGAACGATAACAGCTAAGTCAGCTATTAATTCTGCTTTACTGCCTTTAAGTGTGATTTCTCCCATTTTTGTCTCAATCATCTCTCTTTTCCGTTACTGAAAACTTATAAAAAGTTATAAACTTCT